CCTATCATCATCCAGCGCGTTGTTATTCTATCACTCTCTGCTCTTGCCCGTATCAGCTTAAGGTCAGCCTCTACCAAGACCATTTTATCCCGCCACCCGCCAGTTCTCTCAGCTTCGTCAACATGTTGAGAAAACCTGTTTATGATATGCTCAAGGTCTCTGCGGATGACAGCAAGTTCTGTCCTTATTTCCCCCATCTCCCTTGACAGGAGTTCATGTGATGAGCACTTATCCATTGACGCACTCCTCATACCATTGGAACGAAACGATAGCGTCTGTCCCGCCTACTAATCCAGTAACATCAACTCTGTATGTTTTGGAATTATCAAATACCAATTCTGAGTCTGCTCTGTTATTGCCTACTGATTTAGCCCCCTGTCCAACGAAGAACGATTCAATTAACGTTCCGGTGCTTGCCGTCACATTCCTATAAACTAATGTTCCTGATGTATTCAGGCTGCTTCTCTGCCTATTAAAATTCGTGAGAAGAACGCCACCCGTGATGTTCGTTCCCTCATATATGTCTACCCTAGCTGCCCCATTATAAACGTCGCACATTACTATTACATGAGGACATGAACATGGGCCAGACGAAGGTGTTACGGGAGGGATAAACCCGAATTTGATCGTGCTCGTATCAAGTGCTGTGTCTATATGCTGAGCATAAAAGAACTCGCCTTCATGTATCTGGTGGTGCTCAAAGTCTATAGTGACTGGCAGATTCTGGATTACGTCGTACTTCCCAATTTGGACAGGAATAACAGACCCTGTATAAGAGTCGTATGAAGGAGCAAAGATAACAGGATGGGCTACTGTATCCGTGGCACTACTTAGCGCGTATAGCACTACTGGCTGTGCGTCAAATGCTGAGTATTCTCTTTTAGCTTCTGCCATATCAAGCGTTCACATTGATGTCGTTATATCTTGAGAGTTCCCACGCGTCGTCCTGAATTGTCTGCTGTGTTCCCGTCTGAGAGTTCATCATCGTTGCCTTCTGCAGGCTAACACTCTCATACAGATTCTTATACTTGTCACCAAGTGATGAGGAGTTGACTATCATGAACGCAATGTCCGAAGCCAACCTATCTACCAACGCATCAACAAAGTAGGCAGGATATTTGCTCGGAATATCGTTGTAGTATACATACCTAACGCCAAGAGACTGAGTATCGGAAATAATGTAATCTCCCTCTTCACGATAAGAAGCAGATGGCGAACTCAACCCGAATATGCGGATCATATCCGAAGGTTTCACATATACATACGTCTCGCCCGTATCATACCAATCAAAGGTATATGTTGAAGCCGTCAATAATGCTCTCTTCGTGGCGAAATTCCACTTGCACTCTCCGAGAACTGACCTTAAAGAAGATTCATATACCCTGCTCATAACGCGGGCATTGTTTGAATCGTCATCTATGTTAGTGATGGGAGCTGCACCGATTAGCGTCAACGCCTTATTGATGATTTCCGTCTTGGTAGCCATAAATCCCTTAATGGATAGGGGGAGGGGCTACCTCCCCCATATCCGATTGATTAGGTGTAACGAACGACCGTTGTGATAGTCCCGCCAGTAACCGTCTGGTTAGCAGCCGCGAACAACAATGTGATCGTATTGACACCGCCCGTCAACGCAACACCGAGACCCGTATTAGCGGTAATCGGGAGCGTGGAGGCAGCAGAACCATAGACAGTAGCCGCCAAGAACTGCGTAGAGTTCGTGGTAGTGTTGTCCGTGCTCTTGCAACCGATCTGGACAGTAGAGGTCGTGTTAGCGATAGTTCCAAGACCGAAAACCTGAATGCTTGTGACTTTCTTGTTCTCAGGAATCTTGGCAACTTCGACGACAAGACCGATACCAATAGTAGCCGCAGACGAATAGGTATAGGTATCAATCCACACCTTCTCGACCGCTTTGATGTAGCCGTCAGGGATAAGATTATCGCCTGTACCGCCCGCATCATACTTCGTGACATTTGCTGACTTAGCCATTTGATTCTCCTTTGTTGCCCACTCTGGGGCGGTTAAAGTGGGGGGCTAGGACTCTGCCCGCCCCCCATATACTACTTACGCCGCATACTGATACCACACACGATCCTCTTCGAGGCGTGTAGCACCGATATTCAGCTCATAATAGACCTGCCACGAATAGCTCAAGTCCTTACGCTCATCCGTACGAACCAACGGCTCAGAAGCCATCGCCAAACAGATACCGTTCTTCTGGAACGAAATGCCCTGAAGAGCAGAACCAAGAGGCGATGTAGCAGCCGTGATGCGGGTGGACATGATCCACTTGAAGCCCATCCATGTATCGATCTCACCGCGAACAAGAGCCTTGACCGCCGCATAATCAGCAGACGTTGCCTGACTGACATTGAGCAACGCATCAAGAGCTTCCGGCTTCACGACGAAATAACGATCCTCCATCTCGACATCTTTCTTATCGAGATTCTGCTTCGCCGTGATGACCTCGGCAAATGTCAGCGTGTTGGACGTAACAAGCTGAACGGAACTGTTCGTGACGCTCGTAGAACCAGTCTCACCGCTATAGGACGTACCGATAGCCGCAGCAATGATGACATCATCGATCTTACGACCGAGAGAGGCCGCAGCAGCAATCGTGTACGCAGAGCGCGGATCGCTGAGAGATTTCAGCTCATCGCCCCTATCAAGCAAACGAGCATCATGATAATCAACCATAACGCCCATACGACGAGCAAGCGTCGGGTCATTGTTCGGGGTCTGCGTATTCCGCGAACCCTTAACTTCCATCGACCACTTGCCGATCTGATCCTGAAAGAACGCCTTACCAACAACATTCTCCCGACGATAAACGCAGTTCATGAGCTTCGAATACTTCTGCTGGGCAAGCTGCATGATGTTCTGCCCATACGCCTGTGCGTAAATTGCATTCTGTGTATCTGGCATGTTTTCCTTCTCCTAAGAATAAGTTTAGTTTTGTTTCACCTTGCTTGTGTTCCGCTTATCCTTTCGGGGCATCGCACCAGCATACTTTCGCAGGGCTTTCGCTTGTCTGCATTTCACAACTAACACACAACGTAGGGGCTTCTGGACTCTGCAGTTTCTCAGCTTCCCCTATTGGCAGAAGCAATCAGAGAATTGACATAGTCAATCGCCGCCTGCCTCTCCCTACTGCTAGCATTCGGATTGTTATAGGCATGATCTTTGTCCCTAACAATCTTGTGCCACTCTTCCCTCGCCTGTTCCGGTACAAGCGAGAAACGCTTTGCGGCAAATTCGCCAACCTTATTCTCAGCGAACTGCTCGCCAATCTTTGCCAAGAACTCAATCCCACGCGGGTCTGAACTTAACGCATTCGTGATAAAGTCGTTTGTCTCCTGGTCATTAGAGAACTTATTGATGACCATCTGACCCTGTTCGACATTAGCCTGATACGCGTCTCCCCATTTAGATTTAAGAGTATTCACGGTCTTAACCATGTTCTCTTTATGGGCTTCAACATTCTTCCCGTATGTGTCCATTGCATTCTTCGTGAACGACTCCCAAAGCCCTTTGGCCTGAGAAGGTGTCAACTTGTGAGCATGGACGATCTCGGTGAACTTGTTCTTGTCGAAATTTAAGCCCTCATATTCTTTCGGAATCTGCGGGTCTGCCAATCCATACTGCTCTGCTTTGTCTGGGATGCCCATCGCCTTAGAGAATCTGTTCCATCCCTCAACGTCATTAGCGTCCTTTGGAATCGGAACTTTCTCATGCCCAAGAAGTTTCTCAAGATTGGCATGGCTCTCAAATGCTTTATTAAGACCTTCGACGGTGTCCTCGAACTTAGCCATCAACGGGCTTCCAGAGATGTCCGGACGAAGACCTGCTTTCCATCCGGTTGAAGTCGCCGTCGGTGTTGCCTGTGTTACCTGTGTTTCCTGCGTTCCCTGCGTCTGAATGGGTTCAGTTGTCGCAGTAGCGGCTGAATTATCCATGTTGCTCCCCTTAGTTAGTCTTTATCTTCTTTACGCTTTTTACTTCTTGCACGCCTTCTTAGCCTTGCAGCACTTCTTCTTCTTCATGACCATCATTTATTCACCTCCCATCAATGTGTATATCTGTTCCGGTTCAAGCTCCATGATCGTCTTTATCGTACCAATCAGCCGCCTGTTTGCATCCCTGGCGACGATTGCATTGGTATCATTGCTGTCCATTACCGTCGGATACCATGACCCTATCTTCTCAAGATACTTCATGACATCTTTGCCCTGTGGCGTATCAAAGACAAGGCACATGTTCCGCTTGAGAATGCCGACCTCATCGCGTGTCATTGGACTGGCCCTTTCATCGTCGGCTGATTGCCTTGCCTGGCTTTGGCAAGATTAACGTCTATCTCTGAGCCTGTCTTAATAGCATCAGCAGAAGCCTGTGCAGACTGTAGAACCGCCGCCTGTTGCTGTAACTGCGTCCTGCCTGTCCTGATGGTATCAATAACGTCATCATCATTGAGGACTCTAGGCGTAGCTCCAATGATGTTCCATGCCTCATCCACCACCTTATCCGTAGATATTTTGTCGAGGATGTTCGGATTGAGCGGTGCAAGCTGGCCTACAAGAGTCAACCCTGTCATCAATGCGTTAAGCTCGCTCCTCCTCTGAGCCTGCGCTAACTGACTGACGCAATCGATCTCGAACGATGGGTCAACCATTATCTCTTCCGGTGGCTGTGGGAGTTTTCCCTTCCGTGACAGAATCCCAAGCGTCCTGATGATAGTTGGGTTTATCATTTCGCTTATGTATCGACCAACGGCTGGCCCTAACATGGTCATCTTCTCGTTGATGCGCTCCATAACCTCTGGGTTATTCATCTGCTTCGTGATCCCATCGAAAGCAAGGAATACGTCGTTATACATCAGCATCTT